GTACCACTGGCCCGCACCAATGGTAATTGCAATCTCATTGTCACAGTTCGCCCCTACTCCGGCAAAACAGGAATAATCCTGTCTGCCATAGACCTGATTTCCGGATTCCACTGCGTACAGTATTTTCCTCAACACAATTACATTTTGCTTATCCATAAGCATTTCCTCCCAAAGGGATGATTCCTCATCCCCTGAATCATTCGTCTTTATTTGTCTGTTTGATGATCTGGTTCACATATGTAGAAAGACCGGCAATCAGGATTCCCTGTGTGATTGCTGTAAAGATTGCCATTGCAATATCCTGTCCGGTACCGCAGGTGCAGGTGGCAAACACATAGATTGCACAGATTGCAATGCTGATCCCGCCAAGGATGAGCGGGATGTACTTATCCTTTACTGCCTGTGCCTGCTTTAATGCCATCCCTACGAAATATAAGGCAATTGCTACTACGATGAGTTCCGGCTTTACATAGTTTGTGATCTGCTCCATGTTTATTCCTCACTTTCCTGTTCTTCCGGCATTGCCAGAAGCTTATGATATAATTCTGTTGCTACATCATTGCCGCCTAAGTTATGATATGCGCAATATACTTTTTTGATAGATTCTTTTGCGTAGATTGGACAATACTTCCGGTCCTTATACTTATTGTAATTTCCTACAATGCTCTCTCTGAGAAGTGACTGTACCCCTTCCGCAATTGCAGCATTCTTTTTCTGTTCTTCTTTAAGCCGCTTGGATACTCCCCTATATCCCATCCCGAGCAGTGCTGATATAATCGCAAACAGCCATTCGACCCAGTGAATCTGTATGTAATTAATAAGTTCCACTCATTCTTTCCCTTTCTCCGTTTTTTGCGCCGGCGCAATTTAAAAGGGGGCAGTGCGTCCCTTATTTGCACCGCCCCTTTTGTAACTTTATCATGCTGCTTCCAGCGCATCCAGACACTCTCCTACTACAGCACGAAGGTTAAATAAATTCGGCACCTGTTCTCTTGTGTATACTCCAGTAAGTACCAGAGATACCCATGTCTTTACAAGACCACTGTTCTTTGTAAACTTCATTTGTCAGATCCTCCTTTCTCCAGAATTTTATAAACAACCTCACGCAGGTTTCCGATGTTCGGAACCTGTTCTTTTGAGTATTGTCTGCTTTCTACTAATCTCACCCAGGTCTTTACAAGACCACTGTTTTCATCAAATTTCATTCTGTTGTTCCTCCCATAATCTGAGCTAACATAATACTAAGTTCTCCGATCGCACTATCGTTTTGTTCCTGCATCTGAGCTAACATGATGCTTAATTCACCAATCGCACTGTCGTTTTGTTCCTGTGTCTGCCGATCTTTGTATCTTTTTGTCTCCTGCACTGTTCGCATCACAACACCCCCATTCCTATTGCCCGAAGAGAGATTTCTTCCGTGGAATTGTTTGCTGTAATCTTTACTTTCACCGCAACTGCCCATTTGTCTGCGGTTTTCTCTATGTTCTCAAAGGTATGATTTCCGGCAGAATCTGGTGTGTAAGTTTCCCAGGACGGTGAATCATCATTTGCATTATTCGTAACCCAGATTTCTTTTGTAATCTTTTCGTCTGCGGTAAGGTCTAAAAGGACCACTGTTTTTTCAATTCTTTTGCTGGTATCCTGCGGGCGCATTTGCACTTCTAAAACTGTCCCGATTCGCACATGGATCACAGAAGAATTGGTGTCCATTCCAGACCCCGTGTCTGTAGATACCGCTCTGATGTATTTCTCTCCACTCATTCCGTTTACATTTATTCGGAACGCGCTTTTAACATCTTCGTTTGAAGCTGAGGTTACTTGAATCCAACCAGCGTCTGTCTTCTTTTCCATCCGCGTGAACTCTTTTAGGCTTTTCGTCATTTCTATGTTATCTGCAGCCTGAATTCTAACTGTTTGAGTGTCTCCCTCTGCGTCTGATCCGATCGTAAACTCTACATAAAAGCTGTTCTTCCGGCGTTCTCCACTCAATGGGCTTGTGATTGTTGGTGCCTCTGCAGATCCGTTTGTTTTTGCAAAAGAATATGTCGCTGTCGCTGCTTCGTTCCAACTATCTGTCACAGTGATCGCTACCGTATGCGTCCCTAACTTCAAGTCCGGCCAGTATTTGCTCATTTGGAAAGTTCTGGCTCCATTTCTTTGCGCCGTATAGCGTTCCTTCTCTGCGTTATCTATTTTTACCACAACTGTCAGATCGTCGTCGTCGGAATCGCTTATGGTGTATACAATATCCCGCGGTTTCTTTAAGTCTCCGGAATTTAATGTTGCCGGCGAAATTACTGGATCATGATTTATTTTTTTGAACACATAATCAGCTTTTGCTATATTTCCCTTGGAATCTACTACAACGACTGCAACGGTATGGTTTCCAAGTCCCAGCTCATCCCAGTACTTGCTCATCTGGAATGTGTAGGATCGCCCCGTCTGGTTTTCGTATAATTCCTTCTGTACTTCATCGATTTTCACAATTACATTAAAGGTATCTCCGTCGGGGTCAGACACAGAAAAAGAAATGTTCTGCGGTTTATTCAGATCACCGAAACTTTTGCTGGCTGGGGTAATCTGTGGGGCAGCGTTCAGTACGCGGAGGGCGGGGCGCCAGCCGAGATTGTCGAAACTATCGTACGTATTGCAGTGGAACCAGTAACGCGCGCCATAGTAGCCGCGATAAGCCCTGTATGAGCTACTGTTATCTATGGCATTCTGGCACCAACTGTTGCATCCAGCCCAGTTCCATATCTTGTTGTGAGCTGTCGTAAAGCTAGCAGATGAGCTGTTATGCGGAAAATCCTGACTCTGTGGCGTTGGAAGTCCAGAGAACTTCCCGAGGTTTCCGATGTATTTATCCCATTCGTTTGACGCTACGGTTTCTGTCTGAACAGAGGAACTCGTTCCGCCGGTTAACATGAATAATTCGTACTGCTGGCCATCAATGGTTATAGTCTTTCCTTTTCCTTTCGCTCCGCAGAAGCCCAGATCATTTAGTCTGTCCCATGTTATGTTACAGAGCAGGTTTCTGTCACAGATCAGGAGTTTATCACTCCCATCGTTTACTTCCACCCATTGTAATTTATAGGCATCGGAAGAGTCCGTGCTTTTAATTTCGATAGCATCAGATAAGCTTTTTCCGTAATCTAACAAGTTCCCTGTCGATGATGCGGATCCGTTCGTGTCGTACCAAGGTTTCGTTGGTCTTACTCTCTTCGTACCTGCTACATAGAGTGTACCAAGTTTATGTATGGTTCCGTTTGCCACGTTTTTCTTTCTCCTTTCTCTTAGGGCTCATATCCCCGAATTTCCAATTTTTATCTTCTATGGTTCTATCATATATAGACCTTCTTGTCTGCGTAGGTTCCGGATGTGATTACGACTGAATCTGTCGAATCTATTTGGTCTACAGCTACGAGTGTCATATCTGAAGAATCAATCAGATCTTTTAATTGCAGCTGAAATGTTAGTTTTGCAATATCAGACATACTCACAGCTAAATTATTCGTATTCTTTTGTATCTGCTGCGTGTATGTTTCAATCTGTGCCTTCATTTCTTGTGTTGTCTGTTTAACAACCACTAATTCCCCAGTTATAGCTACTGCTTTGTCAATTTTGCTTTCCTGCTCATAGAACTTGCTATCTAGCTGATCCAGAGCGTAATTGATATCTTCAATATCTGCGAAATCTTCATATTCCGGTTTCTTAAACTTGTAATGCTCTGTATATTTCACTACAACACCTCTTCCTTTATTGCATACCATGTCTTTTGCAGCGCCTGTTTCCATGTCAGATTCTCGCTGATTTTTTTCCACGTATTGTATCTGAGTGTCACTGATATCAAATAGTCCAACGGCACCATCTGATCAAGCATGTCGATCACACTTTTCTGCATCCTCTTTCGTGTCAGCTCAACAAGGCAAAAGACAGTTTTGGTATTCAAGTCAATATTTAACACATACTGGTTCTCCCCCAGAGTTGCGTCCATTTTTTGTCTGAGCACAGTTTCTGTATACAAAGGGCTGTCGTACCATCTGAGAAGCACTTCCAATCGTCTGTCTTCTATAGAATCTGTATCCCGTGGATTAATCCCGAGAATCTTTTCTCTATGTGCAATGCCAGACTCTTCAGAAGATCGTATGCAGATATCGTTGTCCAATTCAAATAGTGCTCTTTCCAGAACATCCCCAACTTTATCTCCAGCATCAATTGACGCTTTAATGTCCTTAGTATCACTTCCGGATAGTCAACGTTTACGTGCATGTGATATCACCTCTTACCGGTACCGTTCCGTTTGTAATCTGCAGATTTTGTTCTGAATCGTTTATTGTTGTCCCGGTAACGTCAATAATTCCATCAATCTGTACAATCGCTGATTCTATCTGTAGAATACGGACTGCAATCGCATCGCTGTCTTCCCATTTTTTTCGAAGTTCCAAAAGATAGTTGTCTACTGCCTTCGTAATATAACTTTTTAAATCTTCGTAAGAGTATCCGGAATCATAAGTTATATTTGTCTTTATATTGACTTCTGTCTCTCCTACTCCCGAAATAATAACCCTATGTCCGATCGATGCAATGCCGACTCCATCACCACTATTCACCACAGGATCCACTTCTGTTTGAACCGCATTTATAACATCATTTGAAGGCGTACGATAATCGCTGCCTATGATTGTTATCGCTATTTTGTCTTCCGGAGCTGATACCCTGTTAAGCTTGCATCCGTATACACCGCTCATTTCTTTAATTCGGCTTTTATAATATTCCCGGTTTCCTGCAAAGCCACGATAATTGTATGTATTCAGAATCCTGGCTCTATAGCTTTCCACTTCTTCCTGATCCGCACCCTCAAGAGTGCATTTCAGAATTCTTCCCCATTCAAATCCATCCACGAATTCAATTGGTTCTAAATCCCCCAGCATTCGGTTGGGTTCGGATCCAGGACTATCGCATCCGATTCGATATGTGTGTTCTTCCTCACTGATTACATTGAATACTGTGTAATTATATTCGTCATAATTCCATCTGGACCCTTCTGGCACTGCACAGTTGAACTGAGCAGTAAATTCAGCATATGTAGCTTCATTGATATATACGCCTCTTTCATTTCCATTTCGGATCAAATGTTCTAAGTCGGCTGTATCTGCATACATATTCTGTTCAAGCCCGGACAGGAGCAGATAAGCTTCTTCCAGGCGTACCGCCTGTTTCGCACAGGCATTAAATATCAAACTGCCTTCTGATGTATCTATATCATCAGGCATATCTTCCATCATTTCGCGCATGATAGTTTCGTAGGTCATATCCTCATACATTTGCGCTCACCTCCCCGTCTCCCAATGTTGTGATAAGTGAGAAAGAGATTGTTACTTTCTCTTCTTCTTTCGTGCAGGAAAAATTCTCAATTCCTGTAATATATGGATTTTCAAGTAAGCATTCCTCTGTCATCCGTTCCAGTTCTGACTGTATCAGCTCAGAAGAGTAGCTCTTCCCGATTAAGTCTTCATATTCTTGTCCATAATCTTCGGAATAAATGTAATACCGGTATCTCGGCGTGTGTAAGGCAAGCCAAACCCATACAAGAATAGCATCATAGCCTTCCACAATCTTTCCGGAAAGCTGGCCAGTTTCAAAATTTATACCATACTCCCTTGGGATATACTGTTCCGATTCCTGAACATCTTCATCGTCTGTGTCTATAAACGGAAACATCATTCTGGTTCCACCACCTTTGCTATGATCACGAATTTTTCTTTGACTTTTAGCGCTAAAACTTTATCTCCTTCGGTGAGAATATTGCTTGTATATTCTTTCATATTTGTGACCGAATCGGTCATTTCTGTGTGCAGATATATTTTTTTATCTGCATTTAGACGAAGATTGCAATCCAGAAGATAATCTTCTTTTTCCAGAGGAAGATCTCCAACTTTTATTTTTCCATTTGCGAGAACTTTCCCCAACTGGATAGTCGGATTATTATAATACTTTCCTGCTTCTCGCATTTGTTCTATAAAGCGTTCGTATGTGTTTATAGCCCTTGGTATCTCCCTCCGTTAATAATAGTCGTTACCCTTTGACCTCTCCATTTATCCACGTTTGGAAATCCATACACCATCGATTCCCATTCAATTACGTCTGCCTTTCCGCCTCCGAGGTCGTGTCCCCATTCTGTGTAATTGCTGTCGCCTGGGTTCTTCTCATCTGCGATCATGCAATTTATTCTTGTTCCGTTTGCCAGTACCACGCATACAATATCTCCTACTTGTCCAAATTTCTGTGTTACAGCAATCAGATAATAACCATCTATGGTTGCTATGTTTTCAGGGCTTCCAGTCTTTCCTTTTTGTCCCCATATTTCAGAAATTCTTCTTTGCGTCGTTCCTGCATTCCATCTTCCGTAAAATTGTGGATAGCAAGTGTAGTTGCCGGTAATCCCTGTCTGCGGGACGGACGATGGAATATTTACAGTTGTTCCGGATATTGCTGTACCGCTTCCAACTGATATTGTTGTAACAGGATAGTCAATGTAACAAAATCCATATACGTCACTTCTTCGATTTCCATATTGCTTTCGTGCTGCAAGTCCGCCTGTTGCACCGCTTGTATTTCCCTCAATAGACACATAATCGTTGATTCCCGATCCGGAAACACTTTCCACCAAGCCTATATGGCTTCCTCCACCCGGTCCGTACACTACCAGTGCGCCAGTTTTTGGCGTTGTTCCAAATTTCCCCCTTGCCTGGTACCATTGTGTCACCTCAGAACAGCTTGCAGTCTTTCCTCCACCCATAAACAGGTCTCCATGTCCAGATTTATTGAAAACTGACCATTGAAAGATACAACACCACGCAACTTCATTATACCCATAGTATTGCGTAGCTTCATTCGTACTTCCTGATATTCCGATCCATGCTCGTGCCTGATTTAGTACATCATCCAGCGCATTACTGGTCGTTGTACTGTTGCCACTTGTAGAACTTGCAGTCTGTTCCTGGTCTTCTTCCTGGATATCCATCACATTTTTAAATGCAAGTTCCAGAGTTGTGGTATATATGCCATCACTCCATTCATGACTATCATTTTCTATCCAAAATTTTCCCTTTAGTCCGGTTCTAGAATCCTCTATAATCACGCCTAATCCTGAGACGCATCTATAATCTCCTATCATCGTAAGATTCGCTGTTTTATTTATGCCTTGCAGTTCTGCCTTGGCTTCCATTTTTCCATTTCCACTATCCACAGATATCGCATTCTGGAAGACTCCGTATTTCTTTATCCAGTTTGAGTTGCTCACACTTCCAATTTTGTTATTATTTGAATCATAGATATATACACGATTAACCATGCTCTCCAGGTCTTCTGTGTAAGAAGAGTCTGTGATTCTTTCTCCCTGCCTGATGTGAAAATTAGGAATAATTTTCCCTTTCTGGATAACCTCCAGCTTATCACCGTTCATCTGTGCGATATATTTCTTTTTGTTCTTCCGGTATGCTTTTGTGTATGCAGCCATGATAATTTCATAATACGGGCGTTCCTGAAAGAATATTTTCGCAATAGGCATCTTAGTTTTTGCAATTGATCCGGTCTTTACTTTTACGTCTCTGCAGACCATCTGTGCGATTTTTTCAGGGGTTTTGTTTGCAAAACGGTATGTACCGCTAGATCGTAAGAGATGCATCATGCCGTCAGTTGCTGTATACTGTAGCTCACCCATTTCAGATTTTCTTTCTCTTTGGGTAATAATTCCGACAAATTTCGTTTTTTTATCATCCGGATATCCTGGGTAGAATACAATTTTGTCTCCTAATTTTATGCCAAGAGTCTTGACATTCTTATCATTCGGGCTGTATGCAACACTAAACACGACTGTTCTGGCTGCCTGTTTAGCACTCCCAGCCCAAGTCACGCTCGTCACATAACCGGTTATTTTCGCATCATTCCACATTATTTTCATGGTATCACCAGCTTTGTCCCGTCATATATATACCAGCCTTTTACTCCATTTTTAGAACTGCTTTTTAAGCCATTCTTTTTTGCGGCTTTTTCGATAGCCGCTTTGTTTGCATTATATAGTTTTGTATAATAGCTTCCAGAGCCATAGTATTTCTTTGCTATACCCCAGAGTGTGTCGTTTCCTTTAACGGTGTACGTTTTTGTTTTCTTTTTCGAATCCGTTCGAGTGGTTGTTTTCTCTGGTTTCTTTTTAGTGGTCTTAACCGGTTCTAGTACCGCTTTTACAGGTTTAGTATACTTCGGTGGCCTGTACTCTTTTAGTGACAGGCTGTACTTTATATCGCCTGTTCCGTCTTCTTCTGAAAATGTAAACGTCTGAATTATAACCGATTTATTGACTTTTGTTTCTGTAATAATAAACTGTAGGTCTTTTTCCTGCCAGCTCAATATTTTTTTGACATATTCCCATGGGTTTCTGTCTTTCGGATAATCTGCGAACGGGTAATCGTGTGCAGGGAAAAAAGACTCAAGTGAAAAAGTCTTGAGTCCTTTCTTTCCCAAAATCGTCACATCTCCTCGCGTCTGGACGTTCACTGCCTGATGCGAGTTTTCCTGCGTTATCTGGTATGACGCCGGGCGGATAGGAAGCTGTATGGAATCCTCTCCGCATTTAAGCCAATATTCCATTTTACCTCCTACGCCATCTGTGGCATGTTTTCTGCTGTTTCTTCTATCTTTTTTACAATTGCTTCTGCAATCTTGTCGATATCGGTTTCTTCTCTTACCACAATACTGTCTGCTAACTTAGCAATTGTAACGGAAATGTTTTTCTTTGTTTCCTGGTGCGCCATTCGCACAGATTCATCGTGCGGATAGACCCTACTTCCAGACGGAAGATCTACGATTTCTCCGCCTTTTTCACTGATCTGTACAATGCCACCTTGCCAGTTGTCTGTGCCTTTTGCAAGTGTCGAAATTGTTGGAATATCAAATCCAATGTGACCTCCGCCAATAGCACTGGGGAGGTCAACACTTATTTTATTAATCGCTCCAATTGCTTTATTTACAAGGTTGATTACCGCATTAAGTGGTGTCTTTACAAGCGATTCCAGGGTTCCGAAAATGCTACCTACCGCCTGAACAATTCCATTCCATGCCTTTTCCCAGTTTCCCTGGAACACGCCTGTAAGGAAAGTAATAATTCCGGAAAGAAAATCTTTTATGCCCCCGATAACAATCTCTGCATTCTCATACCATCCCTTAAACGCTTCTACGGCTATATCAATTGCAGGTTTGATTGCATCTGCAAATTTTTCAAAAGCCGTTTTGACATTCTTCCACATTTCCTGTGCCCAGTCTATGACTGATCCAATCCATTTTCCGGCTGCCTGTCCGAAATTCACCAGACCATCTTTCGCTTTATCGATCACAGGTTTGATTTTATCCCAGTTTTTATAGATAAGCACTGCTGCTGTCGCTACCGCAACGATTGCCACTGTAGCAATATTTGCCGGGCTTGCAAGCATTTTGAACACTCCTCCTGCTTTCGTTACTGCTCCTGCAAGCGTCCCTGCATTCGAAATAGTTTTTCCAATTCCTTTATTGAGTGTTCCGACCCCTGCTAAAACCGGTCCGACCGCCGCCGCAAACCCCGCGATTTTAACGATACTTTTCTGCGTAGCAGGGCTCATTGCATTCCATTTATCAGTCAGTTTTCCTATTACATCAATTCCTTTTGTAACATATGGGATCAACTGATTTCCGATCGGCTGCAGAACGTCCACCTGTATGGTTCTCCAGAGTCCTCCCAAAGCTCCTGATAATGTATCGTATTTTACATTTACAAGGTTTTCCATGGATTCTCTTGTCATGTCAATTGCATCATTTGTAGTTGACAAAGACATAACAACTTCTGGTCCCAAATCTTCCCACATTGTACCGAACAAATTAACTCCGGCAGTATTTCGTTCAATCGGATCTTCCATGGCCGATAATCCAACAATTACCTGATTGAACGCTTCATCTGCCACTTCTCCTCCTGCTGCAAATTTTTTTGCAGTTTCTGTAGCATCCAGGCCCAATGCCTTAAATCCCTCAGCAGTAGTATCTGAACAATCAATAGCGCGGATAGCATTTTCCTTTACAGCATCTCCAATTTTGTCCAGATTGAATGCGCCGTTTTGTGCTCCATTAACAAATACCGAAAACATTTCATCTGCGCTCATTCCCATTTTTTTAAACTGAGGAGCGTATTCGTTAATGCTGTCAAGGAGTTCTCCTGAGAAGTCCAGTCCATTTTGACTTCCTTGTACAATCAAATTGAACGCTTCATTTGCTTCAATTCCAAAATTCCTTATAAGAGAATTTGCAGCTCTGGTGCTTTCCGCGACATCATATCCGAACGTGTCTGAAAGAGTATAGGCATATTCTGTACATCTCTGCAGGGCAGAATCGTCCAGATAGGACATATTCTGATTAACTGTTGCCATTGCTTCCGCAACATCATTGATGGACTCACCAAAATTATCTTTATAGACATTGTTGATCATGTCTTTGTATTTACCCATTTCTTCTGTTGCGGTACCTGTTGCTGCCGCAAACTGCTGGAATGCGTCCTGCGAATCCGATGAAAATTTGATTGCCGCTGTTCCAACTGCCATCAACGGTGCAGTGACCGATTTGGTCAGAGTTTCACCGGCTGCAGTAAACGCTTCGCCGGCATGGGCAAATATATCAGCAACGTTGTTAAACTGTTTTTCCAGGTCACGTGCCTGTGCCGCTACTTGTCTTGATGGATTGCTAAAATCATCAATCAATTTTACAACTGCTGCAACTGTCTTACCTGCCCTTGTTCTTCACCTCTTTCTCAATGTCCTGCAGTTCCTGTTTTAAAAAAGCGCGGGTAATCAGTCGTTCTCCCGCGCCCATTTTGTAATATTTTGATGGCTTCCACTTTTTCAGGCGGAACAAAGCATAAGCTACGCTCGCTTCGCCGTCCACCTTTATGAGTTTTTTACTTCTTCCTCGGCATCTTCTCCGAGCCCTGAAAGCTTTACGATCTCTGCAGCAATTGTTCCGGATTCCACTCCAAACAAAATTGCCGCCAAATCTTTCGGCGTAGCAGCTCCAAAATGATCCATCAGATTCTTGTCTGTCAGGCACGGGTCTACAACACCATGCACGCAGCACATTAAATTAAAATCATATGTAGCATTTGCATCGCGATTTCCTTTTTTGTCAAAAAGCATGGCCTGGAGAGTATTGTATCTCTTTCCGGACAGTTCTCTGATCGTAATCTCGGCGCCTTCTCCTACTAATTTAGCCATTTTTTTTGATCTGATCTTTTTGGTTGCTTTTTCTGTTGCCTTTTCTTTATCTACGCAAAGTAATTTTTCAATTAAATTCATGTTTTATCTCCTTATACGTCTATTGATTCCAGGACTTCCCATCCCGAGAAACTGAATGGAATGGATTCTTCCAGGAGCTTTCCTGCTTCCCAGTCTGCCAGTTTGATTTCAGTGAATACGACATCGTCAAGGCGGATACGTTCTGCTCCGAATGCTTCCGGATCTTCGATGTTTGAAATAATCGTTGCTCTGGTTGCTTTTCCTTTTTTCAGATTATCCCCGATTTTTTTAAGCATGTACGAAGTCACCTTATTAAGTTTTAGCGTTCCACTGCATGTGATTCCAGTTACCTTATACCCTTTCTTCAGGGTTCCCGTCCTGGTCACTTCTGCTGTGTCCAGTTTTACTGTTGCTTCTAAAGCAGTTGTCTCTGCCATATAGTCATTGTCGATCCAGCATTCCCCGAAGGTTCCGTTAATGACTCTGTCCGGTGTGTAGTTGTCCCTTATTCATTCCTCCTTACACAGCGATGTTCAGATCAATGTCTTCCATTACGTCCACCATTGTAGCGGATGCTTTCAGGAACACCTTTTCATCTGTATACTGTTTCTTGATTTCTGCTTCGCTCATTGCTTCTGCTTCATCCCTTTTTACGCCCTTGTTTTTAATGATATATTCCTTGATTGCATCAACATCCAGGTCAATTGTGTAACCCTCAATAATTCCATTTCTCTCCATTTCTGCCAGATAGGAATTAATTGCCGAAATAAGCAGGCACTTATTTGCATATGTATTCGGGTATTTCCCGATATAATTGTCTTCTGTCAAAAGAACAAGGTCATCGTGGATCATGTCCATGCTTTCAACTACACGGATTTTTTTCCACGGCTTCTTTTTTTCTTTGCTAACTGTCTGTAAGGAATTGACTCCCCGTCCCACTTTTACTTTTTCGCCATCATAATAAAGGACCAGTTTTCCTGCGTCAATTTCTGCGTCCAGTTCGGTTTTTTTCTTTTTCTCACACTCCGTTACATCATTGAGAATTGCGTATGTTGCGGAACTCTTATGAGATGTACCGGCGAGCAGTCCTGCGATTCTTGAACAGAAGGATTCTGCTGTATACTCTTTCTCACCAACTTTTACGCTGGCTGTAACATAATTTATAATTCCTTCATTATCTGCTTCTGTTTCCGGAAGCACTGCTTTAACCTTATTTCGCTCATCACGCTGATCTTTTACCCATGTCACAATGGTCTCTGTCTGCGAGTCCGTCTTTGCTGTCGGACAGCACAGCCAGGTAACCTTTTTGACCGCAAAATAATTCAGCGCCGTTTCGTAATTCTCAGCGTTGGAACTAAGAACATACAGCACGATTTTAGCAGGTGCTGTATCGTTCCCAACCAGGGCAAGTTTCACTTGCTCTTTATTTGCATCGCTCAGTTCTTCCGGAATATCTTTTTCTTTATAGATCATAGCCGGATTTGTTGCCGGCACTTTCACATCTTTTACAATCATTCCCACTACACCGCGTTCAGATCTTCTGATTGTGTTTCTTGCGGCTGAAGTAAAAATAATATTCATTACTGGTAATCCCCTTGTTTTACCTCCTGTGATAATTTCAATTCTTCCATCAACTTGCTACTATCCGTTCTTGGAATTACATCCCAGAACTCCACATCAAACTGGCAGACTGGAATGTTTGCGTTTTCGCCCTGAAAGTTTAGATCCATGTTGCTTGTGTTCAGTCTCCTGCTGCCAATCGTCAGCTTCTGCCCGAACATTTCTTCCATGGTCGCAAAAAAATCCATTCCGTCTGCTTCATTTGTGTGTTTTTGAATAAAATCAATCTCCACTTCAACATTCTTGTGGAATGCGTTCTTTGTGGATTCAGAAAACGTCTGTGTTATATACACAAAAAAAGAAGGCCGCGTATAGCCCTCTATTGTATCTGCTCCGTATATCTTCATATCCGGATATCTTTCTTTCAGAGCGGAATTGACCGCTTTTTTTATTTCTTTAAGTGTCAAGTCCTGCCTCCCTCAATATCTCGTCCAACAGTTCCTGTCCGATCAGCTCGGCGTGATCCGCGCGTTGTGCCATATATTTTGCAACCGTCTTCTTGCCTTTAACTTCTCCAACTTTACGATTGCTTCCAATCATTCCCTTGCCTCTTTTGTTTTTCCTCTTATGAGTTACCATATCGTGGCCAAGCTCATAAAGATGGTAATGCGGAGCTGAAGACGTTACTGCAACAGTCATTTTACTTCCAGAGCGAATTACTTTTCCCTGGCGGAAGCTCTGCGCTAATGGTTTGGGCTTTTCTTCACTTCTGGGGCTAATATAATGATGCCCTTCTGCCTCTGAATTCACTCTTCCTTTCAAATCCTTGGCGATATTTCGTGCTTCTTTTTTCAAGACCTTTTCTGCGGATGCTGGATATTGTTTTGCTGTACTTTCCATTGACTGAATCAAATCAGAGACGTCGAAGTCAAAGCTGATACTTGACATCTTCGAACACCTCCTCGCACTGAATCTCTAACATTCTGTGCTGATTATCCATATCCAGCGGAGGTCCCGCAATAGAATAAACGTGTCCCTGATACTGAATTCTCATGTCCGCGGTGATATCCTTCCTGAACCGGATATAAATCCTATGTGTGACCTCTGGTTTCAATTTGCTCATAAAATTGTATTCTGAGGATTTATATGGATTTACGGTCGCCCATACTGTCCGATATTTCTTCCATTCAGATTTGTCTTGACCCATTTCATCCTCTGAAGTTTCCAAACGGAGGAAAATTATCCGCCTGTTCAATTTACCGATGTCAACCATTGTTCTCCTCCTGCAGTAACTGTGCCTGAAGCTGAAGAACGATCGAATTAGTTGTATGAGCAAGCCGTGGCTTATCTGATTCTTTTACAGTCAGAACACGGTTTTCGTAAAAATCCTGCATAAGTGTATAAAACAACAGTTTTGTCTTTGGATTTCTTTCATCACAGCGTCCCACGGCATCTCTTATGTATTCTTTTGCCGCATCAATCATGACACCGATGGTTGCATCATCGGCATCATCATCAATTCTCAGATACTCTTTTACGGCATCGATATTCATAGACTCACCGCCTTATCATGCTCCGACTACTGTTGCGTCTGTGATGGAAACCTGTCCATAAACATACGCTGCGTCATCCTTTACTGTACAGTCTTCTCTTTCAATTGCACGGAAAATAGTCAGATCTTCCTCAAATGCATTCAATGTTCCGATCTGTGCAATGTTTGATGTCATCAATGTCATCTGGTTTCTGTCCCAGAATATGATTGCTTCTTTCAGATCACCGATGAACATTGGAATCTTTCTGGTCTTTGCAGTCTTTGTATCTGACTCAAGATCTGCGTTCGGAATCACATATACCGGAACGATAGTTGCGCCGGCGCAAAGTCTAAGCTGCATCGGGTTGGCCGGATCCGGCTGGAGGAGATATCTTCCTTCGTTGTCTTTTAAAGTGTCAAGCCACTGCAAACCATCATCGTTGGTTACAATAGCGGATGTTGTCTTGAACGCCTGTCCAAGAGTTACATTTAACGCTTTCTTGATATCATCAACTGATGCCATTGCGGTCACCGCTTTTGTCTGAAGCTGTTCAAGGATGATTTTGTTCCTTGTTACTCTGGATTCATCTCCGATCCAGTTTGTAAGTGTTGCTGCAATGTTTTCGTCAGAGTCTTCCAGGAGTTCATTTGAAACAGGGAAGTATCCGGCGTATTTATCAATCTCATATGTTTTTCTTTCAAACTGTGGTGTGTTCTTGGCTGTAATCTTTGCTCCCTCACCCACTTTTGCAAATCCAGTCTGCTGAGCACGTTTTTTAAAGGTTCTCTGTCCTTTGTTTGTTGTGACGCTCTGAACATTAACTAAACTGGACAGAGAGAATTTGGCGTTTCTGTACTCGTTGATTCTGGTCTGAATGTCTTCCGGAACAGTGTACCCGCCATCTGCAGGTGACCCTTCTGTCATGGTTGCGTTTCTGAATCCTCTTCTGGCTGCATTTGCAAATTCTTTTGTAGAATCTTCTGGTTCCTTATTTGGTACCGGAGTTACGTTCTGTGGTTTAGCAGTTCCGTTTCCTTCTGGGTCCAGCACATCTTTTAACAGGTCGAACTGGGTCTGCATCTCTGTCAGCTCATTTTTAACCTCTTTTGCTTCTTCCAGTCTTCCCTGTTCAACAAGGTTCTGAACCATTGTTTTCTTTTCATTGATCTGATTTAATAGTTCAAGTAATTTTTTATTCATGTTTACCTCCAAATAAAAATGACTCAGACACCATATTTGTCCAAGTCGTTTAAAAGCTCCTTCTTTAATTGTTCTTTTTTGTTCTGCAGTTCTTTTTCTTTCGTTACCTGCTGCCGGATTTCTTCTGTAAGTCGGATTCCGTAGATGCTGTTAGTTATCTGTGTTTGAAGTTCTTCGACCTCATCAATAAATCCCATCTTCAGTGCTTGACTGGCTGTGATCCATGTCTCTTTGTCCATCATCTTCAGGATCTCGTCTTTGGTCTTGCCGGTTTTTGCGACATAAGCTTCTGCCAGTGCGCTGTTCATGGTTTTCAGAATCTCTGCGTTCTTTTGCATGTCATGATAATCGCCAGATGCTCCGCTCATAGAGACATTGTGTATCATGATTGTTGCTACAGGACTCATTTTACATGTATTTGCCATTGCGATCACGCTTGCCGCACTTCCAGCAAGTGACTGGATATGAATTTCCACATCCTGTCTTCCATGAAGCAAACTGTAGATCTCCTGTCCTGCCATTACTGATCCACCACCGGAATTAATGTTCACAATAAGCTTTTCACCTGCTGGCATTGTCTGCAGAGCACTTTTAACATCATCCGGACAGGTTGAATCCCATTCCATCCAGTCATAAATCCACTTGTCGTCGTTCCCGATAATATCTCCCCTTACATCAATCTCCATTTCCTCCACCTCCTTGATTGATTCCATATGCTGCTCCGATATGAGTGATTGGTTGATAAGTTCCATTAACCATGTTGACATCTCCACCTTCAACCTTTGGAAGATCTAAGGCATCCCTGCCTTCGTTGATTGTGTATAAGCCATTCTGCACATATCCCGTCACAACTTCCTTCTGTGTCTTTGAATCTGTTCTGAGAATCGCTTTTTCGTTAAATTTGAAGTAATAGCCCGCATCTATTTCCTTCTGACTCAGGCATTTATAATTAATCTCCTGTTCATACTGTGTCAGGCGATAACTCATTGTGTCTACCAGGAAGGCAAGCTGTTGCGTTTCTGAATTGGAATAGCTAGATTTGTCGTAATTATTTAGCTGATTAGGCTTAATTCCAAAAGCTGCAGCTATCTGCAATGCGGAATATTTCTTTAATTCGGCGTATTGGGCGTCTGCCAAAGTGATATTTAATGGCTGCAATGTCATTCCAACCGGAACGGCGACCACTTTCTTTGCGTTCTTCGCTCCTGTCAAAAGACTGTTGTATTCTTTCTGCAGAGCCAGTCGTTTTCCTTTGTCCAGATCACCTGTGTATTGTAAGACTGCTGATGCTGTCAGACCGCTTTCGTACAGCTTGTTCAAATAGTTCTGTGATTCTATTGCGCCCGAGAGCGAATCCTTTAGAATTTGCCGCACCGGTTTCCCAAGGACTCCATTAATTGTGCACCATGTTTTAAAATGCAGCACATTTTCTTGCGAAAAGGTGTATTGCTTTCCAGTTAATGGATCACTGTATCGGTAATACAATCCCCCATTGTTATTCCCGAAGATTCCTGCGTTATCATATAAAACCTGTACATAATTGCTCTGCATGATCCAGAATCCCAATATCCGGTATTCCCCGCCATATCTGCCTTTCTTTTCAAAAACCGTCTGAATCCATACATAGGCATTACCATAATGCTCACAGTTGTATTCTACTGTACCCCAGAACGTAGCCGGGGTCATAATATTATTTGGTCTGTTCATCAGAAGCCTGGCCGCAGCATTTGGCTCAGCTCTTATCTTGCCCTGATTTGTCTGCTGATAAAATTTGAGTGGAAGTTTACCCATCGTCTCAGAAAGCATCTTTAAGCAGGTAAAGTATGTAATTTCATTTATTTCCTGCTTTTTCAGATTTGTATCAATTCCAAGCCATTCAAGCATTTCTTCATCGCTCAGATCATCAGAAGAACCTATCAGGTTGTTCCATGCTCTTTTAATAATCTGTGTGATTTTCATGTAAAATATCCTCGATAAAACTGTCAATATAGTCACCGTAATCATCCCCGAACTGATGAAACATTGCCAGTTTATAAGCACATAAGGTTGCATCTACCGGGTCGATTCGTTTTGTTGTTGCATCTTTATCAATCTTTATCAGTCCGTTATTCTGGCGGACCACTGCGTTGCTCATTGCGTAATTAAGCAGTGGGTTTGGTAAATATCCCACATTTTTGCAGAAAACCTGTTCTCTGAATCCCTGCGTCGCTTCGTTTAAGTGCTTATGGCTCTGGAATACTTCTTCCACGTCATATCCCTCATCTGAAAGATCCATCATAAGCTTGCTTGCGTTAGCTGGGTCAAAGCAGAGGCACTGTATTTTCAAGTTGTGCTTTTTGCATTCCTCCATTACATATCTCATGACCCTCCCCTGGTCTACAATCGGTGTATTGGTTACTTCCAGGAATCCCTGGCGTTCCCATGCATCATATGGGACTTTGTCTTTCACAATATGTTCGTGTAATTTTTCTCTGGTGGGAATGAAACTGTGCGTCCAGAAATAATATTTCACTATTTCTTCCCCATTGCCGTCATATTCTCCAGAAAGATACGGGATCATAAATGTTACTGAGGTCAAGTCTGTTTTTGCAGACATATCAAATCCTACATATACTGGTTGACCATATATCTCAATTGGAATCTCTTTTAGTTCGCATTCCTTCCACTTAGCCATATCCATATATCCATTTTCTTTTGCCTGCACCCAGACATCCAGACATTTTGTGAGGAATGCCGTCATATGTTCCGGCTGTTCTCTGGCAATCTTATATTCACCGCGAATCTTATCGACACCTTCCGGATATGTCATTCTAATCGGATTAGCTTTCTTCCAAGTCTCTTCGTTATCCAGATTTGAAATGTCTTCATAATCTTCCGGATCCATCTCACAAATGTCGATCAGATATTCATCATTCTCCACGTCCGTGTTTGGATCCAACACCTTGGAACAATACTGATACTCAGTCACATAGCAAGGATAAGTTAAATCCATTCCAGCTGTTGTTATAATCATCAAGAGCGGTTCTTTTGTGTTTGATCCTATTCCTAAATCATAGAACTCCGTGGTTTTGTGCTGGTGATATTCGTCCAAGACGAGAAGTGCAGGGTTTGTACCATCGCCAGACTTTCCATCATCTTTCGACAATGGCTTTATCGTGCTGTGGCTCTTCAAATGTTTTACGCAGTCCCTGGTTACTTTGAATCTCATTCTCAAGGGTGACCCCTGCAACATCAGACCAGCTTCTCCAAATACGATTTTTGACTGATCACGTTTTGTGCCGGCCGTATAAATTTCATATACCTCTGCATTTTTTGTGGATGTTACTGCTGCCTCATATAACGCAATTCCTGCTTCTTCCTGAGATTTCGCATTTTTTCTGGCTACCTCAGTAAAATATTTCTTAAATCTCCTGTATCCAGTGTCTTTATGCACCCATCCATACAACTGACAAATTCTGAATTTTTGCCAGGGCGTTAATATGATTGGCTGTTTTGCCAGAATGCCTTTGCTATGTCGTAAAAGGGCAAACCACTCTACGATATTCTCCGCCTGTTTTTCATTCCAGATGTATGGAAAATCTGATTGACCGATTCGGTCAATATCTTTCAGTAGTCTTTCGCAGGCCCATATATGCTTTCTGCCGCTGATATTTTTTCCGGATATACAGTCATGAGCGTATTGTTTAAGTTCATCAAGGATCATATAGCACCAAACCGATTCTCAATTTCTTCCTGCTGCTTATTTACTTTCGCTGTTCCTGCTTTTAGTCTTGAATCAATCGTCAGTCCACACAAAGCGGCGAAGCGTCTCATTTCTTCTGCATATCCTTTCTGGATATCAACCATTGGATTCTTTACAACGATCACTCCTGTTCTGGTTTCACGATCAACATAATAGGTCTGCTGACTTAGTATCTCAGTCGCTTTTACATAGTTTGCGAACGCATTGCAGTATCCTCCGATATTATTTCGATCCAAGTTTCCAACTATGTTTATCTTATCCAACTCTTTTACAATCCTTCGCCATTCTTTTTTTGCCACATCGTCTATCAACCATGCCGGGGGACGTTTGAGCTGGTTTTTTTCTGTTCTTATCTGGTCTTCCGCATCTACTTTTTTCTGCCCTTCTAATACTGTCAGATGCTTTTTCTGCAAACCGACCGGTTTCATTGGTCTTGCCCTTGTCCTCCCTCCTCTCTAGCCTGCCAACTTTTTTATTGTTTTGGGAATTTTGCAGAAAGAAAGGGGCATATGTGGTCGTGGGAGATCCGTTCAAAACTTTTTTCTATCCCCCGGTGGTCTTGAAACGCATCTGAAAGCCTCTCAATTCCTCCTGCACTACCGTCTTTCCCTCTTTCTCATATCGTTTATGTATCTCTTTATGTCCAGCTCTTGAGACTGGAATCAAATTTGAATCTGAATAGAACAGATCAGGTCTGTCTTGTGATAGTTCAATATGATGCACCGTATCTGCTGTTACTATTCTGTTGTACTTGTATAATATATAGATATCCAGTCCATCATAACTGTTAAGTACAAACTGTCTCAGATTCTTCCATCGTTGCGCGTGGTATTCTTTCTTTATTCCGGTTGGCTTTGCATACTCTCTGATGTTATTCTTTCTGCACGGGCACGTAGTCCCTGCCGGTACCCTACTCCCGCATCTACTACATCGTTTGTATATCATGCCATCCCTCCTGTTCGATAGCGGGAGATGGATTCGAACCACCGTTCCAGGCTTAGGAGACCTGTAAGTTACCGTTACTTTATCCCGCGGTATTTTATGTATAGAAAAAGCACCCGGATTACTCCGAGTGCTCATTCGTAATTTGTTCTGTAAATTCCTGCATCATTTTCATTAACTGACCAGCCTGACTGACTCCTGCCAGTTCACAGGCTTTTGCAAAATCATCTACAATCTCTTTCTTCATCTTGTATGACTTTGACATCCATCCTGTCTTCTTTTCATATTTTCGAGTTGCAACTGTCTGAGGCTTTGGGCTACCTATCGGCATTGTTATCCCTCCGTTTCATTAATACATGGACAGCGCTACAGCAAAGTTTTATTAAACCGATTGCAATGAAAAAAATTCCAAGTTTCCACAACATGCTTTACACAGATGAGTAAATATGTTATATTCTTTGTAAGAGAAGGGCTCTCGCCCCTCTCTGCTAATTTAATAGCTTATCGAGAATCAATAAGATGATTCCGATGACTAAGTCCGTTATCGCTCCGAGTGTCCAGCTCTTCCAGTCGATTTCGGACTTTTTGTTTTCCGGCTTTCTCCGGTTTCTGTTACTCATCTGTATCTCACCTCCTTATGTATATATAATATCATATGGTGCACGATATGTCAAGTAATTTGTTAAAATATTATTATGTTTTCATGGACATTCTGGGATTCGAACCCAAGACCGACCGGTTATGAGCCGGTTGCTCTAACCACTGAGCTAAATGTCCTTAAATTTTAATTTTCACGTTGCAAGCTACCGCTAGGTACTCTCGCCAAGTCTCACCACCTCTCATTCGTTTCGTTTTTGAGTATAGAAAAAGCAGCCCGAAGGCTGCCTTTATTGTAATTCATCTTAATGTCTAAGCTTTAACATTATCCTACTGGAAAGGTTCGCGATATATAATATCTTTTTCCGGCTATATCTGTCACTCTTATTCTCACATGTCCATTTAAGTTTGTAGAATGTTTGTCAAGTATTGGATCAATAAACATTCCTGAGTAGGAGCATTTTTCTCCCATATTAAGTTCTCTACATTGTCCATGTCCTAGATTCATAAGAAACGAGCCGATGCTTTTTCTTCTTCGTTTTACTATTTCAATGTTTTTAATATAAATTGGTGTTCTTCCTACATTAGTTAAGTAAACGTTTATATAGCATTTAAAAAACGGATCATGTTTTGTTTTTTCCTGCATAATTTCCAACGTTCCGACAATTTTCTTTTTATATGGAATTTTCGCAATTGTAATAGTTAACGTCAACGTGCATATCGATAATATTACATTTAAAAATCCAACATTTCCATCACACCACTGAATAACTTCATTAAATAATTTTAAAATATTCATTTGTTCCTCCCACATGCATTTTCTTTTATAATACTGCAAAACGCCCCATATTTCTACAGGACGTTTTTAAAAATGTATGTGGTTTGAATTTCTCCATAGGAGAAAAGCAGAACATCAGGATTCGAACCTGCGGCTCCATGGCTCACGCTCGTTCCCACTTGGCGAGATGTTCTGGTAGTCTGCCAAGTGGGTACTGGCAGACATCTAAGGGAAGGAGAACTCTGAATGATCTTTTCCATCTGAGTTCATTGTAATAATAACATAGATGTTATGTGACAAGATATGCCATCTTGTTTTATCTAGCTTCGTCTAGGCTTGTCTTATGCTATTTTAAGATTCAATAATGCAGCTGAATGGATTCTGTGTATCTGTCTCCAACTATAATCCATCTTCACCGCCACCTCTTCCCATTTCATCCCAAGTATGTACCGCAGTCTCAGCACTTCCTGTTCATCTTCATTCTCCATCTGGCGAATCTGTCTCTCGATTTTCTGGTAGCATCTGGCTTTCTCCAAACGTTCCTCTTTCAGAAGTTCTATCTGTTCATCCAGAATAGCTGCGTAATCAGACAGATCTGAATGACTGCTGCCATGTGGCATTCCATCATTGACTACCGATGGAAACATCTTATCCAGTCTCAACCTCTGTATCTCATCCAGGATGTCCTGTTCTCTCTTTATTGCCCGCCGATAGGATTTTAAGTATTCTTTCTTCTGTTCGTTTTCTTCCTGAATTGTAATCTCTGTCGTTTCCATCGGTATCGTTCCCCTTTCACAAATTCTTCAAATCTGTATCACATATTGCTCACATTTTCCGGGTATATTATTACTTGTACAGAGCAAAGAGTAATTGCAAATAAAACTTTTTCTTTTTCATACTTTTAGCCGGGAGCTGTTGATAGTTCCCGGCCTCCTTCTTTTTATCGACTCCATTCCTTTCCAGATCCTAAATCTTTTATCCTGGTTATCTTTAATCCCATGCGGTATGCCATTGTTCTGAGTATGCAATAATCTCTATATGTATGCTCTGGCATATGATCTGCTGCCTGAATTGCTTTGCTGGCTGTCGGATCCGGATAGCCTTCTTTGTTCTTTCCTGTCATTCTTATGTCCTCCCACATAATTTTAAAAACCAGTTTCTTCGCATTTCCCATTCGGTCCATATTGGATCCTGTTTTGCAATGGCTGTATCTATCACTTCTATTGCATATCTATGACCAATTGCATAATTTCCATAATAAGCTCCTGATACTGCACTTCCGGAACACTTCAGTCTTTCTGCTGCCTGTTTCAGCGTAACCGCCGGTTCTATAGTCTTTCCTGTCTTTATGTCTGTGATTTCATATAAATTCATTTCCTCTCCTCATAGAATCTGCATTCCTTGCAGTTCGTTCTGGCCGTAACATATTTGCCTTTGATGATGTGCATGTTCGGACAGGTGGGACGGGTGTATACTGCTACAGCTCCGATGTGTCCTGTACTATGTTTACATATTTCTGCTCTTTGTACTATGTTCATATGTCCTCCTTAAATATATTCTTCCTCCAGATAGTTTTTTCCAAATGTCTTTACGAATTGTTCCCTGCTGCCACATTTCTCTTCAAATGCTCTCTGACCGATCCGTTGCAGGGTAATCCTGACTTCTTTGTTCCTGTGTGCAGATATCTCTGATGTTCTGTGGCATTCTGGGCAAAGATATACGGTTAAGCCATATTGCTCGGAGTATTTGCGGTTTGCGCTACTATAGATGTGATGGCGTTCTGTATAGCCTGTTTTTCCGCAGATGAAACACTGACCTTTTGCATCTCTGTCTATGATACTTTTGTGGTGCTTCTTTCGTTTTTTTCTAATGGTTCCTTTTGGGAATAATAATCCTTCCTGATTCATACCCAGCATCCTTTCATTGACGGTACATCAAATTCTGTTCTCCGGAAGAATATCCCTATCCAGTGTGTCTGAATATCTTTCTGTAATTCTTCCAGTGTATCTTTTACGATCACGGTATCTGTTGGTTTGGTTAATTCAAATATTCTGCCTACAGATTTCGTCGGATAATCTTCCGGGTGTTCAAATACTGCAATGATCGGGAATCTGATGTCCTCTAAATTTATCTCCTGTATCGATGTGACGATCTTATCCATTCATTTCTCCTTGAAATATTCCAGTTAAAGTCTTCTACTGCTCTGGTGGCTGCCTGTTTCTTCAGCTCTGCCAGACCGCCCCAGGGTTTGCAAAGAAAATTATGGAACCGGCGGCTACTGTAATGCATCCATCTCGGAGGATTCTGACCGGTTACTTTTCTAAATAATTTCTTTTTCTGTCTGAGATTCATTTTTCTCCTTTCCCCTTCCTGTGATCTGACAGGCTCACACAGGAAGGATGTATCTATGTGAATTTTAGGGCACCCTTAATCTTCCCAGGGTCTTCCGTTATGGTCTACTTTTCCGTTTAACCATTCATTCCAGAAGTCCGGATCCAGAAGTGTGTTGTATGTCTTGTTTGCAAACTGCCGCATGGCTCTCGCTATATACTCAGCTGTGCCATAAGCTGTTAACGTATCTATATACTCTTTTCTAGTCTTAGGTTCTGCTGCAGGCGGCTCTGATCCGGATTGCGCCGGCGCAATTTCCAGTTCTTCCGGCACCATTTTGTTGACCTCACCGAAATGGTCTTCCTGTAATTCTGGTTTCAGGTTGCTTTCTGGCTGTTCTTCCGGTTCTGGCATATATTCCGGATGGTTTTCAATGCTGTCCTGACCTGGAATCTGTGGTTCCGACTCTGGAAGTGCTGTTTCTTGACTTTTTTCTATGGTTTCCGGCTGAGATTCCGGTGTTTCAGAATGGAAATCTGCTTTAGGTTTTCCTGATGCGGAGTCCTTTTTTTCTGGAACTGCTGTTTTTTGACTTTCTTCATGGTTATCCACAGTTTTTTCCACATTCTCCACCGATTCTGGCTGTTGCGCCGGCGCAATTTCCGGTTCAGGGCGAACATCATGTTTGGGTATCGGATTCGATACGGGTTTTGGTGTAGGTTTCGGAATCTCTTTTGGTGTTGGGTCATGCGTTTCCTCTGGGATCCCGAAGTAATTCTCGTATGTTTTCGCTCCTGCTGCCGCTTCCGCAAATATCTCCCACGTATATGTAAAAAACTGATCCCAGGAGATATTCCTCATCTCTCCATTGAATATCTTGACTGTGATATCTTCCTGATGGAACATCAAGAAGACTGTTCCTTTTCGATAACTCATGCTGTCACCAGGGTTGATGATCTGTGCCATTTCCTTGATATTTCCGGACTGATATGCCTCACTGCTATACAGGGTATTGAGGATTCCTGTCTTTTCCCGGAAAAATTCCTGGATTGTTGCGTGGAGCTTGTCCTCTGTACTCTGTGCAGATTTCCAATCTAAGAGATTCATCGGATTACTTTCATTTTCTTTGTTGAAGTCTTTTAATTCGCGGATGTCCTCTCTTTTATCCTCCGGATGAAAGATCTGTTGGTCTTCTTCCGGAAGCTGGAGCATTTCTACCAGGTTATTGAATTTGAATTCCCTGTACTGTTCCTGAAGCTCTGGTGTATCTCCCGGAACGGAATATTTCTCATATACTTTCATGAAACGGCTGACTCCTGATGGATTCATGCCATATTCTATTTTTGCAAATTCTGAAATGGTGTTGTAGCCATCGTGTTTATAGGCTCCTGACTTATCTATACGGGTCAGCTGCCATCCGATCCGCACGAAGCTCTTTACGATCCCTCCCAGTTCCTGTTTGATCTCATTCTTGCTCTGGATGTAATCATCCATACTTAACTGCATATATTCCATAGTGTCCTCCTTATGCTATGCCTGCTGCCGGTACCTGAATCTTTATCTTCTTTTTCCGGATACTCCGTTTATACCGGTTCAGGACATCATTGATGGTCTCTTTATCCGGCTGTCGGTCATATTCTGAATAAAACTGGATGATATGGTCGTCCTTCAGGCTGATCTCTATGGTGTAGTAGGGCTTTTTCAGTTCTGATTTTTTTCGCAGGAACAGGATCCAGCTGACGCCATCTGCCATCTTTCTCATGTAGGTGTCACTGCTTCCCACGCAATGGTGAAGGGTTCTTCCTTCGTCCATCAGTTCTTTACATGCTCCTGCCGGTATGATCATGTATTCCCGGTCTTCCCAGAAGTAATCTTTCATGTGCGGAAGCCTTTCTTTTATCCGGTCATCCAGTTTCTTATATCCTTCCAGCCGTTTATCATCTTTTCTCTGATTTCTCACTTCTACCAGCTGATCGTGCCTAGCCTTTAAATCCTTTGGAAGTCTCACAATATCGTCAGTGATATCGTATCCCTCTTCTCTTGCCATACGCAGGTAGTCTCTCCATATGATCGTGGATTTACTTGGAGCTATTTTCTGTTTCTTCAGGTAATTGACCATCCGGTTTACGCTTTCAAGTTCATCAAGGATATCCTGGCAGTCACTTATTTTTAGATTCTTTTCGGCAATCCATTTCAGACTTTCCTGTGCGATTCGAATGTCATTGTTCTGTTCATATTGGAGCCATTCCAGGATGGCAGCTCCACCGTTTATCGTTTTCAGCCTGTTTAAGTGGTTTCCGTCCAGCATCAGTGTCTCCCTGAGATTCCTTCCGCTTCTGTTAATCTCTGCCCAGCGATCATTTACGATATCTGCTGCCAGTCTTGTCAGACCGGCTTTTGCCAGATATTCCAGATAAGGGTGATTGTGGAAGGATATGATATAGATGTTTACGTTGAATTTCATGCCTGCATTTGCAAGGATATCCATTCCGCTGTGTTCCAGGCCTCCGGCTTTTAACACTTCCGGAAGATTTCCGGGATACAGGTATGACGGAACGAATCTCTTTCCATGTGGTTTGTCCCAGAATTCCTGTGAAAATTCATCTGCTTCCTGAATCGTCCCGTACCATACTTTTCCCCAGGTTTCCCCTAGCGGTATGATGGCTCTGATCTTCTCGAACAGTTCTATGTCTTTCTTCCCTGCTGTCCATCTGCAGACTGCCTGGAACTGACGCTCCACCCACTTTTTACCATATTGCTGTAAGATGGTTACCATGGCTTTGGCTGTCTTTTCCTCCTGTCTGCTGTTTGTCGTTACCGGTGCCTTGCATTTCGGGCATATGGTTTTTTCTCCATGCTTCCATCCACTCTTTCTCCAGCCGGCATAACCGCAGGCGGTACAGCTGAATACAGTCCGTTTCTCTTCTTTCTTAAAAAACAGGATGTTTCCCGGAAATAGTTTATCTTCCACCCACCTCTCTGCTTCCTCCGGCACACAGGGGACTTCTGCCATCATTTCATTGATTCTTTCCTGCTTCCGGATGTATGCCATGTCTCTTTTTGTTTCATTCACCGTGGTCTCATAGCTATCGATGCTGTAGGTATCCAGAAAGTCATATACCCTGTCTCTGTCTTCCTGTGCAGCCCACTCCATATCCGGGGAGCTGTGGTAAAAGTCATTTTTCAAAACCGGCTGGCCCATACAAAGTCTGAGTATATTTTCGAGTCTGCAGGTTGTCCATGTTTCATTTACCCATGTACTGTGGTTCTCTTTATCTGCGAAATACCGGGCTTTCAGTTCCCCTTTTACGAACAGACTGATCTCTACCGCCCGTTCTCCGTCCACTTCAAGAAGCTGACTTGCAGCAATCACGCTGTCGGAGTCTTTTACTTTTGGGACTGTGCATGGGATGCAGCGCAATAATTTTGTCCGCTTCATGCCTTTGTCCCTCCCATGTAGTAATCCCGGATCAGTTCCTTGGCTTTTGCCATGCCCGGAACTCCAAATGTCACCTTACCGGCGCTGACTCCTGCTGCCTTTATAATCGTTTTATCTACCGTGATCTGGTTTTTAAAAGAATATTCCAGCAGAACCGCCATGCATCCCTGCAGGGTCTTTCCTTTCTTGCGAACCTGGTGTGCAATCATCTCATTCTCCATGCAGAGTCCCTTGATGTACTCTACCCAGTCCAGCATCAGTTCCTTAGGCTTTAGTTTCATGCATTCCACATCAATCTTTCCAATAGCTGCAGATGTGGAATCGCAGAGGGATGGGATGGCTTCTTCCAGATACATCTCTACATAATCATCCGGAATGCCGTTTTCCTTTGCCAGTTCTTTTAAGCTGTCCAGATCTCCTTCCTGCAGAAGATTGGCTGCCAGTTCATTGATCTCTGTGTATGAATTCATTTCTCCAAATTTATCAAACATTGTGTTCTCCTCTCCTTGTGTTAAAATTCCGTCTGGAATCTTACTGCATGACCGCTGAGCTGTTTATCTATCTCCTGCCAGAGGTCTGCATTTTTTAATTCCCGGTCCCCGCTTCTTTTCCATCCGTTTGTCTTCCATACGTTAAGGTTCTTATGACCATTTGCAAGATATTGGCAGGTTGTATGGATTGTGATCAGGGACGGTCTGCGTATTCTTTTCAGGGCAGCGATCAGTCCCAGCATGACAAGGCGGTGTGGTGTGGTATCTTCTGCTTCTTCTCTGCCGCTGATCGGATTCCCCGGACCTTTGGGAAAATCCTGGCTGGCAATGATATATACACACCTGCCCTTCTTTATCCTTGCGCTTTTATCCCTGACAATAAGGGAAATATCTACTCTTGCCATTTTCTGGTCCATCTTCAAATCCTCCTGTCTATCTTTACAAGTGTGTAATGGCGGTATGCGTATCCTGTCACAGGATTGATCCCTTTTTTGATGGAATCCGGATCCACATAGTAACCTTTGGGGGCTTTGGGTTCTCTGACTACTCCATCTTTGTCTATCAGGGAACGTCTTTTTATTTCTTTTCTGTCCGGTTCTTTGCGGATCAGGTTTCTGGACGGATGATATGCTTTTGCTTTTTCCGGTTCCCATTCCTGTAAGGGTGTTGCTATGTACTCTGCCAGATCTCCGTTCTTCAGGTCGTATACAACTTTCATGTTCGGATTCCCATGTGTCCATAGTTCCCTGACAATCTTTTCTGTTCGGGTCTCTGTATTTGATTCGGCATTTAAGAGGATATGGATGTGGATCGCACCCCTCTTTCCTATCTGCGGTCTCCAGATATACTTTAAGGTCCAGCCATATTTCCGGTATCTGGTCTGAAGCTGCCTTATAAATTTCTGCATATGCTTTATCATCTCTTCCCAGCTTACCCTCTTGTCTTTCTGGTAGGTGAGTGTGATCCAGCTGTCTCCGGTTGTGAAGTTCCACTTTACCAGTCTCCTGAGTTCTCTCACCCTCTTCCACTGATTCTGCCTTATGATATCTTCCGGGGTGGGTTCCTTCTTCAGCTCCCTCTTTTGACCCCTTGCACCATATCTTCCTGTATGCTTTTCCTCTACCTCTAAGGTTTCCCCACAATCCCATGTATCTCTTATGTATCCACACTTCATATGTCACCCCGGTGTCGTAAGTTTAATACCCTTAATCAAGCCCTGAAGGGACTTCCCTGTCCTCCTGAAAAAAGTTAAAAATATAGCAGATTTTCTCCTGCTTAAATCTTGACTTTTCGTCACCTGGATGTTATATTTTTTATAGGTTTGATATCCAAGTGGCAAAAGTCACCCTGACTCATGTACCGTAAATACATGAGTCTTTTTTATTCTATGTGTTCGATCGGTCCGTAGAGGCCCTCCATTCGTTTTGCATTTCGAATGGCATCTTCCAGCGTTCCTATACAAGTTGCCAGTTTTCCGCTCTTAAATTGAACAATACGGATGATTCGTTTCTGATCTGGCGGGATCTTGACGAATTCTTTGGTTCTTCTGGAAATCCGTTCTACTTCCCTCATTCTTTCTTCTTCAGTCATTCTGTTCTCTCCCCGATCAGACTTTTGAGATACTGAATGCATTCTTCTGACCATTCTTCTATATACTCATTGTCTTCAAATCCAAATACCTTTGTGTTTGTTATAATCGCTAATGCTTTTGTGCCTGTGTCATAGTTGTATGCCACATAAATATTCTTTTCTTCAGCTTTGAGTACAAGCTCCAGAATCTCTCTTATTTTGTCTCTGAACATGTTTCTTCCTCCTGAACTTTTCTAAGCTGATCTACCGCCCAGTATGCGGATATCCCAAAGAGGATATTGAACCAGACTGGGATGTCCACATATTTCCCTGCAAGGATGCAGAGGGCTATGATTATGTACTGTTTCATAATGCTTGTCCTTCCCCTATTCTTCACCCAAAATTTTTTCCAGTGCGTTGGTTCGGTTCATATACGTTCTTCCGGTCGTACTTTTCTCTGCTTTCCTGACTGCGCCAAGAAGCCTCTCAAGCTCATTGATCGTTTTCTGATTCTGATCTGTCCACTGCACGATCGGGGTCATTATTCTTTGAATGTCTTTGGCTTCCCTGCGTCTCTTTCTGATTTCTCTCAGTGCAAGGCCTTGTAAAACATAATCGTCTGGATAGTTGTCGTTAAGCTCAATGTTATGTAAGATATCCTGCGTCTTATTGTCCAGATCAGTTTCATTACTTGCTGCAATTCTATTTAATTCCTGGCATGATCTGCAGAATTTTAAAAATGCATTGATCTGGTTACTGAATCCATCTATTTTAACCACCTCCGTTTTAATGCTTGTCCTTCTTTCTCCGCCTTAACCGGCGGCTTTTCTTTCATAGTTCATGCTCAGAAGAAGTTCATCCTGTCTCTGGATGAGCAGACATTTGATTTCTTCTTCTGACATATCACTGGCTTTATGCTGAATTCCATTAATACGGATATTTCTTGTTACCAGTTTTAGTTCTGACATCTTCCTCACCTCTTCTTTATGGTATGGGAAATGATATGTATGGGTTACTGTTTATAAAAATTTAAGCAATTTGTCGAACGGCCTTTGTTGACTTCTCTTTGTTTCTCTCCTATTCTTGTATTACAGGGTACTGGCATACCCAAGTATGTGTAGAAAGGAGAATTGCATGAAATTTGAATTTAATTCTGACGGTTTCGATGGTTTGCTGGACGATTTAAAAACATTTGAGATTGACTGTCCTGAATGTGATCATCCTATTGAGGTATCACTCGACAATATCGGCAGCATTGTAAAGTGTCCTCAATGTGGTGCTGACATTAAACTGGAATCAGAATAGCTTTTCTTTCAGCTCAGTAAACTCTTTTGCAGTTTTGCTGAGCTGTTTCATTTCTTTCTTTAATTTCTTCATCCTTTTCAGAGTTTTCTTATATCCGACAACTTTTACTTTGACAGTGCGGGCTACTGGTTTTTCCATTATCTCTCACCTCTTTTCTTTTATCATGGTTGCTTCTTACGCTGTCTCATTCTGGTCTGACAGCTATTGACTTTTCCTCTTTGCTCTCCTATTCTGGTATTACAGGTACTGGCATACCTGAATTTAATAGAATGGAGGCGTTTTATGTTTCAGCAAGAAAAAGAATATCTGGAGGATGCTTATTCTCATTACCAAAAAACCGGTGAGCGTTCCATGCAGTATGATTTTTCAGGGACTAACCGTGAAAAACAGCTCACTATCCGTTGCTTGGATGCACTACGTGATGATGGATATATTCTCTACGAATATCAGGCAACTGGCTTTTATGGGATCAGACTCACTCCTAAAGGTATTCATTTTGTAGAAAATGGTTATCAAGATGATATTCTTCCTACTGTTTCTGGAAGTAATAATATTTTCGTTACTGGTTCCGGAAATACAATATCCAATAACTACAACCAAATCATTGCAGATGTAGAAGCATCAGAACTTGACTCTGAGATAAAAGAATTATTAGAATCACTTTTATATGAGTTGAAAAATCCTGTTTTGTCTGAGAAGAAAAAAGAGTCAAAAATCAAGGATTTTCTATCAGAGGTTTCTTCTAATACTTTATCTGACACTGCTTCTTCAGCCTTATCTACTTTACTTATGTTCCTTTTTAAGAAGATAATTTTTTAATCTGATCAGCCAGTATTCTGATCTGTTTTTAAAGGTGCTGGCTGATATCTTATAAGTAATTGGCGTACTGAAATTGCCATGATCGCTTTCCTCTTGCTTTGTGACATATACATGTCGTTTTCCAAATAACTGTTTTTGGATAGAAACAAAATATCTATTTCCGTTATCTGTGAACTGTATTCTACTTTCTTTTATTTATCTCGCCCCTTTCTGGATATCCAAATCATGTCTTACTCATTTGGGTGAGGATTTCTTTGAAGTTTGTGTACAATAGACAATGTTTTTTCATTATTTTTATTTGTCATTTCACACATTTCTTTAACATAGCCATCTACTTTCTTAAAATAGTAGGTGGCTACTATTTTGGCAGTAATTGCTGATACAATTACGGATGCTATAATCATTGGCACTTATCTCACCTCTTTCTGGATATCCAAATCATGTTTTTCTCCTCTATGCTGTCTCATTCCTTTTAAGAACGATTGTCCGTACTGTGATGGCAAGCGTGGTTGTTCTTTATATCAGGAAGCAACGCTTTGATTTGGGGCAAGTGTGTTTGCGGCACACTCGCTTTCATAATCCTTTCCATGCATATAACTTTTTCGATTCTACGCTTTCTTTGAAGTATGAGTATGATCTGACTTCAAAGGGCGAGTCTGCAGCGGAATCTTTAACTTAACAGTCAAAGCAGGTGTCTCTGCATCTCCTATCATTCATTTCAGGTTCATCAAATTGATTTACCTTCCCCTCTGCAACAAGTATTCCATCTTT